CTCGCGCAGGACGGCATCGGTCAGCAGATCGAGTTCGAGGCGCAGTTCACGCGCGTGCCGATCCCGAACGACGCAGCATCGAACACCGTGCAGATGTACAAGGCGGATGTCGCATGAACGTTGTCTCTTACGATCTCGTCACGGTCGGCTCGGACTACATCACCGCCGACACCATCCTGTGGCGGCGCTATCGCAACCGCGCGCCGCTGATGATCGAGCGTCTGCTCGATGACAATCCGCACCTCGCGAAACTTCATCGTTACTCGCCGTTTCTACCGGTCGGCACCCAAGTGCGCATCCCGATCGACTACGAAATCCTGAGTGGAGTCCCGCAACGAAAGAACACCGTTGTCCTTTGGGGCAAGACACCCGAGGGCAACATGACACAGGGCGCCGGAGAAAATGGTTGAACATCAGGGTCCGCGACGGCACGCGGTGTGCCAGATACTGGTCAACGGTGATGACATCTCGACACGGCTGCACCCGTATTTGATATCGGTGCAGACGATCGACAACCTCGAAGGCGGCATGGACGAATGCCACATCGAGTTGGACGATCGCAACGCCGAGCTCCAGATCCCGCCGGATGGCGCCGAGCTTATGGTCGCACTGGGCTGGGCGGGCGAAGGTCCGCGCCTGTTCGATTCCGGGCGCGGCTCGGCGGGCTTCAAGAACATCCCGAAGAATTTTCTGGAGATGACCGACGAACAGAAAAAGCAGGAGGCGAAGTTCGGCGGCCCGGGGATGGTGATCGTGTTCGATGGCTGGGTGGTCAAGGTCGAGTCCGGGTTCGGTCGCCGAGGCGGCGGGCGGCGGCTGTGGATTGATGGCGAGGGCGCCAACAGCAAAGGCAAGGTCAAAGAGACGCAGCAAGATTCTATGGGAGAAGGCAAAGAGGACGACAGCGCGGAGGCTGGCAAGGGCAAGATCCCGCTCAAGGACATGATGACGAAAGTGTTCGGCGCCGCCGGATTGTCGGTGGCGATGTCGCCGGAGATGGAGAAGATCACGCGCGACTATTGGCATATCAACGACAGCCCGATGAATTTCGGCAAGCGCATGGCGCAGGAGGTCGGCGGCATCTTCAAGATCTCGAAGAGCACGGCGGTGCTGATCGGCAAGATCGAGGGCGTCAACGCCGCTGGCGAGAAGATGCCGACGGTGGAAGCGATCTGGGGCGTGAACCTGATCGGCTGGCGGATCAAGCCGATGGTCGGGCGCCCGCAGTATGGCTCGGCGGCGTCGAGGATGTTCGACGCCCACAAGGGCGAGTGGACGACGATCAAGGGCGCGATCTCCGGCGGCACGCCGTTCGGCGGTACGCAAGCGGTCGCCAATACCCTCAACTCGGTGACCGACAAGGCGACCGGCGAACAGAACAATGCTGGCACTGGCGCCGACACCAAGGGACGGCGCGGCGAGGGCTGGGTGCTGCTCAACGGCGAGCCGGACGCCAAGGCCAACGGCTTTCTCTTCATCGACGGGGCGCGGCCCGGCATCGACGGCACCTATACGATGACCGAGGTCGAGCACAATTATACACGCGGTGTCGGCTTCACGACGCGCGTCAACGTGCGAAACCCGAAGGGCACTGGCGCCGGGATCGACTGGGTGCAGGACGGTGATACGGCGGAAGAGAAAGCGAAGCGCGACGCGGACCCGACCAACGATCCGGATTCGCTGACGCCGGTCTTCCCCGATGAGAGCGACCCGGGCGAGTCGTGGCAACCCGGCGATGATCCGGACGCACTGACGCCACCGTTCACGCCGATCGTGATTGACCCGGGCGAATCGTGGGAGCCTCCGGCGGAGGCGGCGCCGCCGGTCGAAGATCCCGGCGAGTCGTGGGAGCCCACACCAAACGATCCCGGTGGCGTAGTGAGGCCGCCGATCTCCGGCGAGCAGACCTACACCGCAGAAGAGCTCGAAGCGATCAGGCGGGCAGGACCGCCATCGCCGCCGATCTCAAGATAGGAGCGCGTCATGGTTTCAATCGCAATGAGCTCGGGCCATTCCAAATACGTCCGGGGCGCCAGCGGCTACTTGGACGAAGTGAATGAGGCCCGCCGCGTGGTCGAAGAGGTCGCGATGTTGCTGCGCGGCGCAGGCGTCGAAACGAAAACGTACCACGACGACTGGAGTCACTCACAGGACGAGAATTTAAATCGCATCGTAAATTGGCACAACGGGTGCTCGCGAACGCACGATGTGAGCATCCACTTCAACGCCTACTCGACCACCAGCGCACCGATGGGCACGGAGTGCTTGTACATCACGCAGAAGGATCTCGCGAAGAAGATCGCGGACGGCATTGCGAAAGCGACAGCGCTGCCGAATCGCGGTCCCAAGTACAACGAAAAATTATTCTTCCTCAAGAACACCGCAAAGCCGAGCGTGCTGGTCGAGGTGGTGTTCGTGGATAGCTCGTGCGATGCCGCGACCTACGAGGAGGAATTCAGCGCGGTGTGTGCGGCGATCGCGTCCGCGCTGGCTGGCAAGAGCATCGACGCCGAGCCGCCGGTCGATCCGGACGAGCCGGTGATCATGCAGCCGATCGCGCCGATCCCCGAGGAAGAGCCCGGGCGCCCGACGATCGGCATGGGCGACAAGGGCGATCACGTGATCTACGTGCAGAATCTTCTTGGCGTGTTTCCGGCTGATGGAGACTTCGGCCCGATCACCGACGCAGCGGTGCGCGGTTATCAATCGGCTTATGGGGACGGTGTGACGTCTGACGGCATTGTCGGTCCAAAGACGTGGGCCGCGCTCGATTATCTGGAGCACGCCAAGGCCTCCGGCAACGATCGACTATCGCAGGATGTCGCGCGGCGCATCATCGACATCGCGGAGAAGAGCGCGATCGCGAAGTATTCGTGGAAGGATCGCGGCAAGCTGCCGCTGGGTTACACGTCAGGAATTGCACAATGCTTTGGGTTGGCGGCGACGCGACTGCTAGCTGGCCATCCCATCGCGACCACGGCAGCGCAAGCGGATAGGAACCTCCCCGATCAAGATGCGCTGTCGTGGCTTCGCGAACAGTTCATGGCCGCAGGCATGCCCAACACTGAGGACGGCATCGACACGCTGCGGCATCTGTTCGTGTTGTTGCTCGGGCTCGGGGCGCGTGAATCATCTGGTCGATATTGTGAGGGGAGGGATCTGAGCGCGAGCAATGTCACGGCAGATACTGCAGAAGCGAGTCTCTTTCAGACCAGTTGGAATATCCGATCATTCTCCTCAGCGATCCCGCCGCTGTTGCAGGAATACTGGGCGAATCCGAATGGCTTCCTAACCACGTTTCAGGATGGAGTGAAGTTGAACAAAGACGATCTCGGCAATTATGGATCAGGCGATGGTGCGAAGTTTCAATTCTTGAGCAAGTACTCTCCCGCTTTCCACGCGTTCGTCACTGGCGTTGGGCTGCGCTACGCGCGGCAGCACTGGGGACCGATCGGGCGAAAGGAAGTTGAAATCAAGCACGAGGCGAACCAGATGCTTCTTGAGGTACAGCGCTTGATCAGCGAGGACTCGGCGGAGATGGTCGCGTGACGATCGGCGCGGTACTGGGCACGTGGGTCAAGAAGATCGGGGCTGAGAAGATGACGCAACTCATTGATCGCGTCTGGTGCAGGATTTTTCACAAGGCCTACCACGTCGAGCTTGAGAAGGGCTCGACGGTGCCGGGCTGGCGCTTTGTCTACTGCAATAATTGTAAGCGAGCATGGCCAGAACGAACCGCCTCCAGCGGGGCGACCGGGTCAAGCTGACCGAGCAAGGCGCCCGCATCAACAGCAAGACTTACATGGTTCGTGCGCAACGCGTCGATTGGTACGCGAGGCGGGGCACCGCTGTGCGTGTTGGGAAGATCAACGTCTACATCAGATGGGACGGGCGCGCTTCGCTGGATTACGAGATCGCCAGTCTCATCGAACGAGCGGAGGACTGACCATGTATTTTCTAGTCGCTGCAGCCGTTCTGATTCTGATCGCGTTCGTCATCC